TAAGATGCTGTTGCATCAGATAGCTTTTTACTTGTGGCATTTGTTAATTGTTTATTGATTGTTTGTACATCATAAGAATTAAGATTTCCATTTTCATGTTCTTTTAAAATCTTTGCTCTTAAATTACTTATGCCTTCTAAATATTTTTCAGGAGAAACATCAGATACCGCATTCAAATCATACATTTGTGTTAATATTTCTTCTTTAACAGGATTCTTTGTTATAGCATGTAAGTTTTTTTCAGAGGAAATAACTCTTCTAGACATAGACGCAACTTTAGGACTAATTTCTCCGTTTAATTCCATTGAATCAATCTTTAGTCTATTTTCATATGTGTTTTTGTTATCAAATATAAACGAAACCAATCCGTCTTCATTAACAGATTGTGCTTTTTTGTTTTCTATTTCATTTATCTTTTCTGTTCTCTTTATTGTTTTTTCTAATATCTTATAAGAATCTAAATCTAAACTTTTCTTTATTTCATCTGTTTGCATTAAGGCTCTTGCTTTTGTAGTATCTTGCTCAATAACACCACTAATTACAGATTTTAAAACATCAGAATCATAATTATCTAATAATTGTTTTGTTTCTACTTCTGATAAATTACCTCTTGCAAAATTAACCAATCGTTCTTTTGAAAGTGTAAAGCTTGCCATCGCTTCGGAAATATTATCAGCAGAAATATTCTGTCCTTCAAAATAAGCTTGTTTAATATCAGCTTGCATAGCGCTCTTAACTGATAAAACAGTATTAGTATGTGTTTGCGCTAATGCCCATGATGCATTTGTTACATCAGATTTATTTTCTAATTTCTTTTTATTATTTTGCCATTCAAAAGCAATATATGGTGATAATCCTTCTTCATATTTCTTGAATATATCAGCCCTAGCTTCTTTATATTCTGGAGATGTTGTGACTGGATTTATACTATTATTAAGTCTAAACTCTTGATCTAATTTATTTAAATCAGCTTGTGCTTGTGATGTTTTATCTAATAAAGATGCTTGTGCATTTTGTTTGACAATAAAATCAGCTGTTTTAATTCCAGCAGAAATTAATTCAGGCAAATAAGATTCGTTGTCGTTTCTTTCTACAACCTTTGTTACTTGTCTATATGCTGTTATATTTCTTCTCATTATAAACCACCATTATTAAATCCGCCGCTATTAAAACCACTATCGAACGAACCTGCTTGCAATGAAGAGGCAGCAGTCATTAATGCTATTTCACCCATTTGTGTAAGAGAAAGTGTTGTGGCTGGAGTAAGAGCACTTGCAAGTCCTTCCATTCCAATTGTGGCTATTCCTTCAGCGGCAGTTCCTGCAACCGCGGCAGATGTAGCTCCCTCCGCCATTGCAGACCCTACACTTGAAGCAGCGCTCCCAGCAGCACCACCAGCAGCACCACCAACAGCACCCATTGCTCCAGCTGTTAAAGCACCAGCAATAGCACCAGATAATGTCCCTTGCCATATACCAGATATAGCAGAATGACGAACGCTTTTTATATAATTACTTGCTCTATTATTAATATTTGAAACTTGTTGTAAAATATCTTTTTTACCAGTAACAAGTGTTGAATTTATTACAGCTCTTGGAGTCCCCTCTAATAATAAACCGCTACTTAGGAATGAAACTTTTTGATGTGATGCTGTATCTTTTACAGTTAGAAGCCTTTTTTCTATTACTAATTGCCCATTACGAACATATGTTTTTGCGTTTTTTTGAGCATGCTCATATGCTATCTTACCCTTTGCATATGAAGTCGCAGCCCCTACAACAGCTCCTATGGCCATTCCTATAAATACGCCCATTTACTTCACCCATGCCCATGAAATATAATCTTTGCCAAAAGCAAATTTCCTTTTCACGCCTTCTTTTTCTAATCCAATAAACTCATGCCATTTATTTACTGTTGGTTCATCTAAACTAATTGTTTCTACTCTTTCTACATTATTTAATTCAATCCATTTCCATAATTCTGTTTTTAATTCTTTAATATGTTTTAATGTTATATCTTTTGAAACAACAAAACCACCATGGAAATTATTTCCTATATAATTATTGCCTAATATAATCACAATAGGAATATCATTATCAACTAATGTATATCTATCTGTATATTGACTTGCAGTCTTTTTAAATAACTTTAAATCAGAAAAATCATTTGCGTTTATTTTTTCTAAATCTTCTTCTATAAACATTCTAATCATGTGAAGCTTCCTTCCACAACAATATTATTAATTATAAGAGGTAAAGGGTAATCTTGTTTTATAATAAAAGTTAAATCTCTTGCTGATGTGCTTGATATTGGTATCTCTTTTGTTCCATTCATTAACATTGGTGGTGCATAATTTAATATGTTTTGGTCTATTTCTTGAATATCTGTTAAATTATATTGACTTGTTCCTGCTTTACAACCAGCAGAGTTAACAAAACGCATAAACATTCCTGTTACATTCTTTTTAGATATTTGTGTGTTTTTACCTTGTAGTTTAAAACCTAAAGGAAAAGATTCTATTATCCCATTATATTGTATGCCTATTACAACGCTAGAAACTTCACTATCAAAATATACAACTCCACTTGATACATATTCTTTTTTATAATAACCACCATCAGTTACTAAAGAAACGGTTCTTCCAATATAATCTGTAAGACCAGATACTTGAGAAAATGTCATATACCATTCATCACAAGTATTTTTATCAGGTTCTATAAGTGTTTTGACAAGAACTTCTGTAGGTGAGTTATATTGTATTATTCTAAAACGCCCATAATCATAACCTGTTTCCACTTTATATTCTATATGATGACCAACATCACTTCCAACAAATACAGCACTTGACGCGGTTATTTTATCAACCCCATCAAATGTAATACTTACTTTTTTTATATTATTAAAAATTGTTGCATTGTCTAAATATATACATTCTCTTAACTGTTCAGCAGTCTTTCTTTTATATGCAATGCAATCTTTTTCCTCATCTCCTTTATTAAAATTAATTCTTTTATCAAATTCTATATTATCAGATAATGTTTCTATATAATATTTTCCATCTCTTAATACTGATAAAAATAATTTATTATTGCCATCATTATCAGTTATAAGAGTTATATCTTTGATAAACCCATCAGTTTCAAATTCACTCCAACCTATTATGTTTTCTTTTTTCAAGAAGTTAAGTGTGGCTATTTTACCATTATTAAGCAAACAATAAACAATATCTTCTTTATCTTTTTTCCAAACTTTCTTTTTTATTCCAGATTTTGTTATTTCATATGAAAATAAATTTAAACTAGGTGCATCAAATGCTTCTGTTAATAAAGAATAATTAAAATAATTAATATTTCTTTTTGTTTTAGATGTATAAAAGATAAATGAGTCTTTATGTATAGGTAAGGCTTTACAGCTACCTTCAACGCTTGTTGGTGTAATATCCACATTTTTTGCTGTTATAACAGCTCCTACTTCGCCTCCATTTACACCAATAATTTTACTATGTGTGCCAGCAATAAGTGAATTATCACCAGCTTCTAACCATAATATTTGATCTTGTAGTGTTGCAGGAGTTATAATTAAAGCATCTTCTTCTACAATTGTAGAAGGTGGTGGATTAGATAAAAATTCATCATATTCAGCGGATTTAGACCCCCATATTGTTGTTGGCTTTTCATCTGTTCCAGCAAAGAATAATCTTGCACCATAAAATTTAACACATCTTGGATATTTCCCTGAACCTGTGAAAGGATCATTAACACGAGTATATGTGTTGAACACAAAACTAGACGCACTAACTCTTAGTAATTTTCTTGGTTCATAATTCTTATGTGTAAAATACATAACATCTTGCGTTTGTGCCATTTGTAATTCAAAAGCTTCATCAATGCTATATGGTGTTGCAAGCTCTAACGGAGAGCCACTATTTAATACCCAACCTAGATTCCCAGATGCGTCATATGTTAAAAAGCGTAATTTCTTTTCAAAGAATACTAATACATAAGATTGTTCTTCACTAAAGATAAATGGATATATTGCACAATTTTGGAATAAAAACTCTTTTGCTGTTCCTGCTCTAAATGTGGCTGTTCCTTTAAAATTAGTATGAAAATTATTTATTTTTTTACAAATCTTTGTATATAGCGGTATGTCATATCTACCACTTAAATCACTATCTCCTTGTCCATATGAAAAATTATTATAAGTAACTTGCGTCATTTTTTAATACCCAATCTTGTATCTGTTGAATATCTTGATAACTGTGACTTAGAACGCCTTATTTTAATTGGTTTATTTTCTGTAGCGTCAAGTGACATTAAACTACGTTGTAAATTAGGATATAAACTTAATAAATATTTAAGTAATCTTTCATCTCCAGTAATTTTCAAACAAGTTACTATTGCTAGTTTTAATGAAAACAATTCTATAAACTCTTGAGAGAATCTACTTGTATCTTCTTCGTTATATATAATTCTTAAAGGTATTCCATCAGAATAATCATCATCACAATGAATAGCTCCACCTAAAACAGAATAATTATTTCTACTATCTTCAACATTACCTATCCCTAATATCTTAACAGCGTCTGTTGGGTACTGGAATGATGATGCAAACCCAGTCATAGGTTCGTCTAACTTAACTGCTTTTACATATTTAACAGCAAAAGAAGGAACTAATTTTCTTAACATTAATTCCCTTTGAAAATCATAATGTAAGGCAAAAACTCTTTCTATAGGGCTTTTAGGAGTGTCTATACTTTTAACAGAATCGTCTTGTTTTAAATATGTTAATGCAAAATTACATATAATACTTTTAGAGTTTACAGACATATATTCACCTTATGTAGGGAGGGGTTTCCCCCTCCCAATATATTTAATTAGTTGTTGCATTTTCCAATTCAACGTCCAAACGTAGTACTTTATTAGTAGTTGGTTTTGCGTTCATGGTTAGAACTAAGTAAACACCACCAACAATATTCACATCATCGTCTAAACTTAAGATTTCTCTTATATTTTTAGTACGATCAAGAGCAGGCGTTGCATCATATAAGATATCACGTGTTGTTTTTGCTGAAGCTAATGAATAGCCATTAATCAACACATCTTTATCTAATTCTACTAATGAACCATTAACCATCTTAAAGAAACCAACGTCATTATCAGACGCACCAGTAATAGCTGGAGTTCCATTTTTAGCCATTAATGCTTTTACTCGTGTTTCTAATGGCAATCCACCAGCTAAAATGTATTGATCACCATTAGCAGCACCAGACGCCGTTACATTAAACTCACTCTCTACAATACGGATATCTTTTCCGATTGTATAAAGTGGGTTGTTAGTTTTGTTGGTAACACCAACTGTATGTTTTACAGACATATTTATTCCCCTTAGAATGTTGTTTTAACGATTTGTACTCTTGCGCCTTCGGTTCTAAAACCTCCAACACGTAAAGCAATATGTACTTCTTTAGAATTAACTTTAGAAGCGGCTTCACCAACTTTAAGTACATCTAATGCAACTTGCATAACTAAAGAGTGTTTTGTCATAACAACACATTTTCTAGTAGTACCAACTTCAGGTAAGATTGGATTAATAACCTCATAACCTGCTGCGGATTTATTAGATCCAGCAAACAATACAATTCCATATTGTTCAGCAGATGTTTGGAAACCTTTTTCAACAGCATAGTTATGTGTATAAAGATTACTCTTGAATTCAGGTTCACCCATAAGATCAAAATGTTCCATACCTGTTATACAAGCAACTGATCCGTCCATAGCTTCTTGGATTAAATCGTTATTGATATAGTTTTCATTAATTCTATTAATTACATCATATGAAAATCCAGAGCTTGTTGCATCAATTTCCTTAACTCCATCAGCAGTAGCGGAAATCAATGTGCCAGCTTCTTCGGAAGAACCAACCAACACATCACCTACAGCAGAATTAATTGCCACACGGTCAATCAAACGATTACGTGCATAGATTAATTGATTCATTAACTGTGCTGTTGGGTTAGCAATAGCTTCATCAACATCAGTTTTACTATCAACTAATAAAGTAGCAGTATATTGTGCTGTTTTTAGCTTACGATTATCTGTGTTGTAATCGATGTATTGTTTGTCAGGGTTTCTTCCTTTTACTTCTACAAGTTCAAGTTTTCCAGACATTCTACCGAAGTTACTGATTTTAGCATCTGCTGCTTCAAAATCAATTACTCCTGTATTACTCAAATGTGATTCAGTTTGTTGAGCCTTTTCAAAAAAATTACTTCTAAACTTTTGAACGGCTGTTTGGTCAATAGACATTGCCTTAAGTCCTTTGTTTTAAGTTACACAAAACAAAAGAGTGTCCTCTTCGGGTCTTTCTAGGCTATTAACTAATTGGGGTCTTAATAGATTATCCCTTCAATAAGCTTAAAATCATATTAACGTATTTATTATTTAAATGCAAGCTCATATAATTTATCAAATCCAGCTCTATGATGATATTTTATTCCTTTTTTATCAAGGATAGTTTTTAAGTCGTCTAATGTATATTTTTCTTTGTTAATTGACTTAATTTCCATTTCAATAGATTTTTCAGGAGTGATAACCTTAACTGGTTTCTTCTCTAACTTTTTATTTATGACAATTTCCTCAGTTAACCCTTCAATTTGATCAACATCTGTTAGATTTGTTTTAAACAAATGATTATACATTGCCATATATGCTCTTTTTCTTAGATATGCTAATCCACCTTTAGATGGAATAAGTAACTCTTTAGCAACAGCGAGGTCTTGGATTTCCATTAATGATAAGTCATTAATATTTTTTCCAACATAAGAAAAATCTTTTTCTGTTTCTTCGATGGAATCAATATAGACTTCACGAATAGATTTTACATTAAAACCTTTATCGCGTAACCAATATTGCATATATTTACCTCTTAGGGCAGATAAAACTATGCCATCATCTTCGACAAAAGGCATAACACCTTCAACACCTTGATAATCCTCTATTTCATTTCTTCTATTAATAAATGTTCCAGAAGTTTTTACTTTTAAAGCTTTCATTTTATTCTCCTAACAATGAGTTATATTCATCTTGCATTTGTTGCATTTGTTTTGTTGTATGGCTTGGATTTCTTTTCAACTCGTCCATTTTTTTCAACAATTCTTTTCTTCTGTCAGTTTTATCAACTGGAGAAAGCTGTTCTTTTACTTCTGGAACAGAGCCTTCATTTACACCATACATATTATCTATTTTATTCAATAACTTATAAAGAACAGTTAATTGATTATTAGTAAACGTATCTTCTATAACTTTTTTATCATCTTCACCTAAAGATGATTTAATAATCTTTGAGCCATTTTCTATAGCTTTTTGACCTTCACTACCAAATGTTTTGGTGATCAAAGTGTTAAATTCATCTTGATCAAATAGTTTTTCTTGTTCTTTGGTAATTAAATCTTGATATTTATTAGCTAATATCTTTGCTTGATGTGTTGATACACCCGACTCATGTAATATATTTTGCCATACTTCTCTATTTTCTTCTGGCAAATCATATTCAGATGGATCTTTTGGCTTTAATTCATTATAAAAGTTATTAACTTCTTCTTCTGGGAAGTCATTAGTATTTGGTATAATTCTCTTGCGACCAATAAGCTTTTGCACTTCTGCATGGTTTTTCCATAGATCATCAATAGAATTGATCTTTTTTGCCCAACCTTCTTCTTGATAGGCTTCAGGAACTATTGCTTGTTCGACAGTAGAGTCGCTATCAACAGTAGTATCAGTATTTGTATTATCCATATCATTGTCCATATTATCTCTCCAAATCATGTGGGTTGTCAAGGTATGGTCTTATCCATAATAAATATAAATCCTGTAGGTATGAATTTATAACCTTTTGTTGAGGTGAATCCGTAGGGCTTGCTTGCAAAACCTTACACTTATTCATAATTACTCTTAAAACAAATCTACCTTCTTTTGTTTTCATCACTGCTCTTAGAGATTTTTTATATTGTTCAGCCTGCTTTTTGGCAAACTTCTCCTGCTCTAATTTCAACGCTTTTCTTGATTCTATATCTATCATTCTTTTGACATTTTCTCCGCTTTTGCCTGATTAGCATTAGCTTTTGTTGCTTGTTCTGCTTGTTGAATTTGCATCATTTGTTGTTGTTGTTTAGCCTGTTCAAGTAATTTATTTTTAAACTCTCTTGCACCTATTAATACTTGAGAATTAGGATCTAGTAAAGTGTTTATTTTTTCTAATAATGAATACCAATCAACAGCTTCAATAATAGGTTGATATAAAGGTGCAATCATTTGAACTGTTTGGATAACCTTGAGTAAGTCTTCTAATTTATCTGTTCTTACTAATCTTTCTAACTCATTATTATATCTTATATCAAACCAAGGTTTTCCTTCCGCAATTGTATCTAAAACAGCTTGTGGTATTATTTGATCTAATGCACCTTGCATTCTAAATATTTCAGCTAAATCATCTGATGGTTCAATTCCAAACAAACCTTCTTGATATGATGTCACAACAACTCTCTTAATAGAAGGTGTCATAAAATCATTTTTTTGCTGTATAAGCATGCCAGATAAAGCTTTTCCTCGTATTATAGAACGCTTCATTGTTTCTGTAGCAGTCATTTCATGATTAGAATTAAAATCTAATAGCATATCAACTTTAAATGCTGTTGTTATTTTATCATTTAAATATGGTATAATATATTGAACTAATGGAGTAATATCTCCAACATCAAAAAGCTTAAATATAGGAGAGTTATTTCCAGCTAATTCTTGGTTAAAAACAGACAATTCAGATGTATCTAATAAAGAATCTCCAACTAAAGAATTATTCCACATACCAAGGGCAGGGCTTGTCATCTTTTCAGCAGAATCTATTGAAAGCTCCATAAGAAAATTAATATTTCTTATTGTTGATAAAAGCATACTACCACTAGAAACTCCATATGGCGTGCCTTCTACCTTTATTTGTCTTGCAAATGGTACAGGAAACTCATTATAATCTTCTTCACGGAAAATATGGTCGTCCATATACCAATATCCAACAAACTTTGTTCCTTTTTTTCCTATATATTTCGGATTATAGTCTGATCTTGGTAAAATTATATGGACTAAGTCAAATGCTTCATCAAATTTCCCTGCTTTATATGAATCTTTTATCTTTTCAGGCATTACATTAAGTAATTTACTGTCAAATTTTCCTGCATTAGTACAAAATTCACTAATAATTCTATTTAACGACCATTTCACATCTGTTGCAATTATATTTACAATGCCATTTAAGCCTTCATCTATATATGAATTCTCTACACTATAATTTCTAAATATGAATAAATTATCAGATTTACCGCTTTTATAATCAGGATTTTTAAAAATACCAATCCCACTATTGCCTTTTGTGAATTGTGCTGTTGTATATGGCTTTAAAGCATGCATAAACCCAGCTTCTTCATGATTCATCTGATATAATGACTCTTTGGTAACCCTCTCATACCATGAAGATAATTCTCCTTGAGAAGTTTTTTGTAAAACATACTTACTTGGAACAATATCAAAGACATTATTACCTGTACCCCATAGCACACCAATTAAATAATCACTGGCTTGGTTAACAGCTATATATGCTGATGGTTCTTCAACAAATGAATCTTTTATATCACACACATTCTTAGATAAATCTATAAACTTATCTATATTTGACCAATGCTCGGTATATCTAGACTTAGATGCCTTTAATTGCTCATAACGCTGTTTTATTTTGCTTATCAAAGTACCCTGCCATACTGTTTATATATAACTCTTCTTCTGCGAGTAGTTTTAGGCTTCATTATAATTGGATATTGCATTCTCATGACTAATTCCCAAATAAACGTTGACGGCGACCTACTATAGATACTTCTTCACCCGCATTCTCTCCTTCTGTAGCGAATATAGCTACCCTTTGCTTTTTTAATTTGTTTTTTTCTTCATCAAGCTTTTCAGGTGCTTGTGTTTGCACTTTTGGAGAACCACCACCAAAACCCATTATCTCCTCCTTCGTAAGGATTTATACTTAACACGAACCTTACCATTATTTTTTAACAATGTCGAGTGTGAAGTACCTAAATACTTAAATAAACCCCATACAGCCATTGCAGCACTGTCAGCAAAATCAGGACTCTTCTTTAATTCCTTCTTCGGTCTCAATAATTTCTTACCATTAGACCTATACATAAACCTTATTAATTCTAATTCCTTAAGCAATTCACTCTTTCTATGTATAATTAATCGATCCTGCTCAAGTAAATCTCTCGTTAAATAATATGCTTCTGCCCTATGATTTACATAATCCTTATGACATTTCTTATTACTTCCCCCATCAAACGGTATCATATGTACTCCAACCTCCTCCAGCCTACATATTACCGTATGCCCCATAGACCCTTTATCCAAGATAGAAATATCAGGCTTATATCTTCCAACTAAATCTATTATCTTACCTATAGATACCATAGAATTCTTTTCGTCCCATGAAATCTGTTTAACTATCTCAAAATGTTCATCAGTAACTCTGTCCAAAATAGTGCAAACACATAAATCATTTCCTGCATCAGCAAAATCTATTCCCATTACCCTTTGTTTTTTGCTCAATACACCATGTGGCTCAACAACTTTATCCAATAAACTACTAGAAAATAAATAATCATCTCCAGCCTCTAAAGGTTTTCCAAGCCATATATGATCATAATCAGCTTCTGACCTCTCCTTGCACAATAAAGCCTCTGCTTTCATGTCATCAGGGCAAAACTTATTCTCAAAATAATCTATATGTATATGTAAACAATTATCCCTATTAGTTAAATCTACATAAACAGGATCTTCCCTTATAAGCCTATTCATAGTAAATATAGTCCTGCCAGACCTAACTATCGTTGGCATTATTATATCCAATGTGGGCTTTGTTATAGCCTCTGCTTCATCTACCCAGAGTAAATCCACATCTTCCAATCCCTTAATACCAGAACGCCCCTGCTCCTTAAATCCTTTGAATTTTATAGTGCTACCATTAACTTTATGCCTTATCTCACTCCTCAATATATTAAAATTTAAATTATATTTGCAAATTAAGTCACTCAATACTGTATATACAGAATCATCAATAGTGCTTTGCGTTTCCCTACCACAAAATACCCTATATTTACTTATTTCACATAAATATAAAATTAATCTAGCCACAGAATGCGTCTTAGCACTACCCCTGCCACCCTCTAGTAATGCATGCTTATACACCCTATCTGGCTTTACTTCATCAGGTACAGGTGCAAAATGATATATCAATGGCATCAATTTATCAGGTATATTTAATATTTCAGGGAGAACTAACTTCATGTTTTATAATTTACTCCTCTTGAAACTTTATGTCAAATGTACTATAATTACTGCAGCGAGATTAAATGCTCTATTGTCACCCGCCGTGCTGTAGTTAAGGGAGTTGTCGAACACAACAAGCAATAGCCAGCCTATTCGAGAAAGTTTAGGTTCATAACGGAGAAGAATGCCAGCCTTAGTTTGTTTGATGCAATGGACAGCTAAGGCGAAGTTAAACCGAATTATCCCAGATATTCCGTGTAAGAGGTTGGTAAATGGATTCCACCAGCTGATGTTAACAACATAACACACGATTGTATACTGTAATAGAAACATCGCCGTTTTGATTACTTTTTTATCCCCCTAATTAAGTGGGGGGATATTACTGTGTCTACTTCATGCCATTTTGATAGCGTTATGATTGTGATGTGATGATG